CATAACACCCCCCAACTATGGGGTCCTCTTGCGAGGCGCAGGTCTTTCAAGATGAATAATAGTACACCCTAAACCATATCAATGAGAAAAGAATTATTTAAAATAAATAACTTCTGATCTACAGTTGATATGATTTTAGGCTGAATCCGGAAAGGTTATCAAACCTCCCGGAATCGGCCATTGAGTGACTATCGTCACCTCATCTCTTCATTACAACGTGTCTTTAAAGGACGCGGTGTAAAATTCGGATTGTCTTATACTAAGGCAGTTCGAGCTACTCTCATGAATTTCTTATCAGGAAATCCAGAGAAAGCCGAAGGGGTTAGGTGTACCAAAGAAGGTATACCTTTAGTTCTAGGACCTCTTATAGACGAGTTTCGTAGAGGACCGTGCCCAGCAACGCTGCGTATGGTCAATACGATTCTCTTTTCTACAAGAAGTCTGAAAATCGGAAAGGATGCAAATCTAAATACTATTACTGGGGACCTCAAAATTGAGCATCTCCCTAATATTAGTATATTTGCATCTTCTTTCTGAAAAGAACTAGGGTACCGACCTTCTGAGTCTATCCCGCGTTCCCTAAGGTGGAAGAAATACCATTTCACTACTAAAAACGGTCCTAACGGACACGCTTTATGAAATTCTCTCCTCGATCTGGAAGCTTTACCAGCTTCTCTGATTGAGAGTTTGAAAATCGTTGGTGGTGAAAAGTTTTCTGAATCCTTAGACAACCTGATATCTTTCCAACCTGAACTACTCGAAGAATTGACACGCTATCGTGAATCTAAGAAACCTCGTAACGCAAGTTACTCGGTCTTATTTCCATCAATAGCATCATTTCGACGACTTAGTTCATTCCCGGATAGAGAAGACAAAGTACGGATCATAGCAATTGGGGATTATTTTTCCCAAACTGTTTTGAAACCTGTACATTCTTATCTATTCCGGGTGTTAAAAAAGATACCTCAGGATTGTACCTTTAACCAGGGGTCCTTTAAAGATAAAATAAAGGATTGACCGGTTTTCTATTCAGTCGACCTTTCGGCCGCTACTGATAGATTTCCTATGTCAATCATTTGTGATATCCTTCTAGGACACCTCCCAGCTTCATTTGTAACAGCGTGAAAGGATGTCATGATTGGTTATCCATTTTCGTCTTCCTTATCTACGGAGAAAGTCTCCTATAAAGTAGGGAATCCGATGGGATTTTACTCATCATGAGCCTCTTTCGCTGTTGCCCATCATTATATCATGTACCTTATAAGTAAACAGTTAGGTATTCCTTGAAAAGAATTACCTTATTGTCTACTTGGCGATGATATACTGATAGGAAACAAAGAAGTTGGTGAGTTATACATTCAGATTATTGGATCTTTAGGTGTGGATATTTCCCCACTTAAGACTCATAAATCATCAGTACTTTTGGAATTCGCCAAACGGTGAATTTACAAAGGTGTTGAGGT